CACTGGTACACAGGGGATTCAGGGAACCACTGGTACAACAGGAACCACTGGTACAACTGGTACAACTGGTACAACTGGTACTACAGGAACCACTGGTACAACTGGCACTACAGGTACCACTGGTACTACAGGTACAACTGGTGATTATGGTGGATGGTCGTATAGGTATATCTACAATGATGGTTGTACAACCGGAACCACTGCCGGATTTATGCATTTAAACACCGATGGTGTTTCTGGTTCTACCGGAGCATACTTCAATAAACATATGAATGAACCTCCGGGTACTGCATCGAGAAGTTTGGTTCCCTTCTGGAATGATGTGATAGGTGGACAGACTGCTAGTGGTCTGCCGAATTATTTAATGAGGCTTTATAAAAATTATGAACCAGACACATTTGCAGTTTACTATGTTTATGGAGGGGGTGCTTCAGCATCGCATGCAGGTTCAACATTAACCTATGAAGTACCAATCAGATTCTATCATGGCAGTGCCAATGGGGATATTTTTGACAGTGGTGCAGGGGATGATGTGATAGCCACATTTTCGGCAATGCCAGAGGCAGCACCTTCCGGAGGCGGCGGCGGCGGTGGTGGTGTAGGTGGATCATATTATTATAATTTCGTTCTTGCCGAAACAGATGGAATTTCAATGGGTGGTCTGACTATTGAAAATCTGCCCGGCACACCAACCGAAGGATTTTTGCCTCCTGCATATAATCATGGAACTATGTGGAGATTTGCATATGGAGCCGTGGAGACTGGTGGAGACGGGAGGGTGTCTGGTCCAACTGGAGAGGATAGCCATGGTATGTCCTTCGCTGGACACGCATCGGACACCACGGATGCTCATTATTCTGCCCATTTCAGATTCGGAAGGTATGATGGAAATGGACTAGATTTAACGACTGTAATTGGACCCAATGGCCCATTCCCAACTTCGTTAACCAAAATTAGACTGCATGCTAGACCAAGAACCATTATTCCGAACCGACCATGGTCCCTCAGTGCAGAGGATCCGGGTCACTGGGTAGAATTTGAATGCTATGGAGATGACGGGAAGGGATCAATTGACTATTTTGGTACTGACAACAATGAAATTGGAATTACTGTTGGTAACTTAGTTGCCAAATCTTGGACTACTGGTTCCTTGTTTACTGATTTAATATGGCAAATTGCTGGACCGGGTGGCCTAAGTCCAAACGGCAATCCCCTCGCATCCAACAACGGTATCGAAGATGGTAAACATATAATATGCCCAATAACGATGAGTATCTTTGTGGCATCTTTACCCGGCGCGAGATCCGGTGCCGGTGTACCAAGATCAGATGGATCAAATTATGTTATTGGAACTTCATTAACACACTTAGACGATATTTCAAGTTCTCTTGCATCTCAAATCTCTAGTGAAGGAAGTAAGGGGGGGGTATTAAGTACATATGCCCAATCACCAAATCGGCAAGATGCGGTATCTTTAAAGTATGATCCAGACGCAAACGTGTTCGTAGCACAAGAAGTCGGAATTAATGATTACACCATTATTCCGTTCAGAATTGAGTCGGCGGTTCCTATTGTAGCAGGCGATGAAAAAATCCTTAGAACAATTCCATTTAATTCAGAAATCGATTCAGTTACATTATTCGTCCCCGAAGGCGTTGCATCTGGTAAAATCACCATTGGTTTAGATAAATGGGAGCCTGGTGCTAGTTATCCAGCAGCAGCCCAGAAAGTTGATGTAATTGGGGCTTCGCCAACTAACTCGTTCAATATCTCCGCATCCGGTAATACTTTTTATAATGGTATAACCTATGGTGATATTTGGAATGCTGGAACCAGCTGGGCCCAACCATCATTAGCCGCTGGATCTATTTTATCTATTAATGTGAATGCGAATACAGCCAATGTCAATACAATTATTGGTGATATTGCTCTTAAAAGAATATCTTGACAGAGTTGAAATTTTGTGGTATAATGGTTTTTTATGGAGGTGACATCCGATGGTGGATTTGTTGACTGGTTTTCCTATTCTTCGCTATTATCAAACTCATGATAATGTAATCCCACCCAAGAAGAGCACCAGTGGTTCTGCGTGCTACGATTTGAGCGCCCATCTGTGCGAGAGAGAAGATGGTGCACGTCCCCGTGAGGTGGTAATTTATGACACTAATAATGAGTCGTATTCCATAACACCCGGAATGAAGGCTCTAGGTGGTGGTAAATTCACTCCATCCCAAGTTATAATTCCACCCAGATGTAGAGCAATTATACCGACTGGCATCATTTTTGATATTCCAGAAGGTCATAGTGTCCGTCTTCACCCGCGATCAGGTCTTTCTATCAAGAAAGGTTTTATAGTTGCGAACTGCGAAGGTGTGATTGATGAAGACTATTTCCATGAGATTAAATCACTTATGGTCAATAATAGCGATGTTGATATAATTGTATCTCATGGGGACAGAATTGTGCAGGCGGAAATCGTCAAGACAGTAAAGCATTTTTTACTCAAAACTGAAACTGAACCATCACAAAAAACTGATCGTGTCGGTGGTCTTGGAAGTACGGGAATAAGCAATGCTTAAGGTTGTTTGCAATATTTGTGGTAAAGCAAAATATCAATTTAAAGAAATACTTGAAAATCATATGTTAATCTGCTCTAGAATAGTTGGGTGGGATAATACCATCTATAGCGAGGGGAAACCCAATAGTATGCCATCCCATATTGTTGAAAGAGAAAAACATGAAGGATTTTCATATCTTTCAAAGTTTTATGCTCTAAAAGACTGCGTTGATAGGGGAGAAACCAGATTATTGTGGGTTGATGCATGCGTTCACTTGCATGAACCTCTTTTGAAAAGTGTCAACAATCATTTAGATGAACATGGTTGTCTTTTAATACAATCAAACAGTTTATTAAAAAAATGGTGTACAGATCGATTTTGTCGTATTATTAATAAAGACAGGAAAGACTTGGACCATAATTTAATTATTGGGGGTGTTTTTGGATTTGACTTAAATCATCCGGCAGGAAAAGATTTCTATGATAATCTAGAGAAGTTGACAAAAGAGGAGTCATTATGGTTTGGTCCTTGTGGGATTCCATGGAGAAATGAAGATGTTGGGACAGAACAACTGTCAATGGATACCAGTGTAAAGGGTCATAGACATGATCAGGCAGTGATGTCGTTCATTGTTAAAGAATTGATGAAAGAAAAACCGTTGATGTTTCAAATAGGGGAATTGGGACCACATTTTTATTCTCAGGAATACATTAATCAAGAATATGAAAAAGATCCCAGTAAAGATGCATATTATTTTCCGGCAGAAGCATCATTTACTCACCACCCAACCAAATATCACCATGAAGGAACTTTAATAAGGTAGTAGAAGGAGATTTGAAAATGGATAGAGAACAACTCATTGATCACCATAAAAAGTTGTGTGAAGATGCACGACAATTAATGCAAGTAAAAAATCATGATTATGCTGGGAGTGATGGGGATTCCCCATGGATGAATTTCCAAAGGTCTGAAATCATGGGTATTTGCAAGACCCAGCAGGCTTTCATGGTCAGAATTATGGATAAGATTTCAAGGCTCATCACCTTCACAAATAATGGTGAACTACTGGTCAAGGAAGAAGGAGTGGAGGACTCCATCATAGATATTATCAATTATATGGTCCTCTTCTCCGCTTTCCTTAAAGATAAAAGGGAAAACGATGAACTGGTTGCAGCCCAAAAGACCTTTGTCGGTGGGGTTTACAACAGTGACCAGCCATGTTATAATAGTGTTACCAAAAGAGATGAAAAGTACTACAATGAGATCGACACCCCACATGATGCTATGAGATGATTTAATGAATAGATTCTATACAAATGTATCCGTAAGCGGAAATCAGATTCTTTACCGTGGATACGAAAACGGCAAAAGAAAACAGTTTAGGGTTGACTATAAGCCCACTCTTTTTGCTCCATCTAAAGACAAGTCTGAATGGCAGTCTTTAGATGGCATCTATGTAGAAAAAATACAACCCGGAACAATTTATGATGCCAGAGAATTTATCAAGAAATATAACGGTGTTTCTGGCTTCAAAATTTATGGTGATATTAACGCGGAATATCAGTTCGTTAGTGAAACCTTCAAGGGAGACGTACAGTATGATTTTTCCAGTTTGAAAATGGCAACCATTGATATTGAAACCACAGCAGAACTCGGATTCCCTGATGTAAAAGACCCCCAAGAGAAAATCATTGCAATCACCATCAGAGTGAAAGATGAAATCTGGTCTTTTGGTTTGGGTCAGTTTAGCATCGGGGGACAAGAATGCTATTGTTATGATGAAGAAGAAGATCTAATTGATTCCTTCTTAGATTTTTGGCATGATTTGGATGCCGACATTGTTACCGGTTGGAATGTGAGGTTTTTTGATATTCCATACCTGTATAAAAGAATTCATGCACTTATGGGCAAGAAAACGGCAGATAGACTTAGTCCATGGAAAAGAGCAAGAGAACAAAAAATACACCGAATGAATAGAGAGCATTTGGTTGTAAACCTTCATGGTGTTGAGGTTATGGATTATCTCGACTTGTACAGGTCTTTTACTTATGAGGCCCAAGAAAATTACAGACTAGACCACATTGCCTATGTGGAATTAGATGAACATAAGTTGTCATACGAAGAATTTGATAATCTAGTTGATTTTTATAAATCTGATTTTCAGAAGTTTATGGAATACAACGTCAAAGATGTTGAACTTGTTCACAGATTAGAAGACAAATTGCAATTGATGGAATTGGCAATCGCTCTCGCCTATTCTGCCAAAGTTAACTATATCGATGTTTTCTCCCAAGTGAGAATGTGGGATGTTATTATTTACAACTACCTGCACAATCACAACATTGTTATCCCGCCTCGCAAGGGCAGTCATAAATCGCAGCAATATGAGGGTGCGTACGTTAAAGATACAATCAATGGCATGCACGACTGGGTTGTGTCTTTTGACCTCAATTCGCTTTATCCTCACCTTATCATGCAATACAATATTTCCCCCGAAACAAAAATAATATTGGATAATTCTGAAGAAGTTTTTGGTGTTGGAGTCGATAGGATTTTAGAAGGAAAGTGCACTGATAAATTAAGTGCTCTGAAAGAAAAAGGTTATTCTGTTGCGGCTAATGGGTCATGTTTTACCAAAGAGCACATGGGTTTTCTCCCCGCTCTGATGGAAAAATTATACGAAGAACGAAAAATCGCTAAAAAGAACATGCTCGATGCGCAACAACTTCAGCAAGATATTCCAAAGATGAACATGCCGAATCTGGGTCGTCATGCATTAAATGAAAAATGTAAAAAAAATATTTCTAAATATAAAAATCAACAGCTGGTTAGAAAAGTACAACTCAACTCGGCATATGGTGCTATTGGCAACCAGTATTGTCGGTATTATGATGTGGAAATGGCAGAGGCTATTACAATTTCCGGTCAACTCAGTATCAGATGGATTGAAAAAGAACTAAATTCTTTCTTTAATAAAACAATGGGAACAAACGATTATGACTACGTTGTCGCTATTGATACCGATTCTGTTTATCTTCGCCTTGGGACACTTGTGGATAAAATGGTTCCCACCGCTTCCAAGCAGAAGGTGGTGGACTTCCTCGACAAATCCTGCAGAGAAATCGTGCAGCCGATCATCGACAGATCATACGAAGAATTAGCAGATCTAATGAATGCTTATCAGCAAAAGATGTTCATGGGTAGAGAAGTGATTGCCGACAAAGGGATTTGGACCGCAAAAAAGCGGTACATTCTGAACGTGCTTGATAGTGAAGGGGTCCGATACACTGAACCTTATATCAAGGTCATGGGAATTGAAACTATTAGGTCCAGCACACCCGAGGCAGTAAGAAACGAACTGAAAAAAGCAATCAAACTCATCATCAACACAGACGAAGATACAGTTATTGATTTCGTCGAAAAGGCACAAAGTCATTTTAACTCTCTCCCTCCGGAGGATATTGCGTTTCCAAGGACCGTGCGGAAGATGAAAAAGTATCATGACCCCAATAGGGTTTATGCTTCTGGTTGCCCGATTGCAGTAAAAGGCGCATTGGTTTACAACCACTTACTTAAAAAACTAAATATTAAAAGAAAATACACAAAAATTATGGACGGTGAAAAGGTGAAGTTCATTTATTTGAAAGTACCAAATCCAATTAAAGAAAAAGTGATTTCATTTTCCAGTTCAATCCCAAAAGAATTTGATCTTTCGGAATACATAGATTATGAACTGCAATTCGAAAAAGCCTTTATTGACCCTATTAAATCGATCCTTGATGCCATTGGGTGGCATTATAAAAAGGAAAGCACTTTAGAAAATTTGTTTGTTTGAGGTAATAAAATATGAGTTTTTTGCAATCAATAATTAAAGATTCCGGTAATGAATATGCGAGTATTGTTAAGGAAGGTGTGGAAGGTAGCGATGTGACAGGTTTTGTTGATACTGGGAGTTATGCATTAAATGCTTTACTTTCGGGAAGCATCTATAATGGGATGCCGGACAACAAAATCATTGCACTAGCAGGCGAAAGTGCTACTGGCAAGACATATTTTGCATTAGACATTTGCAAAAAATTCCTTAGTGATAAAAAAGAAGGAATAGTTTTATACTTTGACACAGAACAGGCAATAACAAGCGACATGATCAAAGATAGAGATATTGACTCTTCAAGAGTTGCTATTTTCCCAATTGCCACAGTAGAGGATTTTAGATATCAATGCATCAAAATCATAGACAAGGTACTAGAACTTCCGAAGGAAGAACGAAAACCAATGATTATTGTTTTGGACTCTCTTGGGATGCTGTCCACCAACAAAGAAATGATAGACACAGCAGACGGTAAAGACACCAAAGACATGACCCGCGCCCAATTGGTGAAGGCTACTTTCCGAGTCTTAACTTTGAAACTGGGCAGAGCACATATCCCGCTGATTCTTACTAATCACACATATGATGTGATCGGATCATACGTCCCAATGAAAGAAATGGGTGGGGGTTCTGGTCTTAAGTATGCTGCGTCTACCATTGTTTATCTGTCCAAAAAGAAGATTAAAGACGGCACAAGTATTGTTGGCAACATTATTAAATGTAAACTCTTTAAGAGTCGCCTTACCAAAGAGAACAGTCAGGTAGAAGTGCAACTAAGTTATGAATCTGGTTTGAATCCATATTATGGACTGGTTGATCTTGCTATAAAATATGGTATTTTTAAGAAGGTGAGTACCAGAATTGAACTCCCTGATGGCAGGAAAATTTACGAAAAAAATATCAATGACAGTCCAGATCAATACTATACAGAAGATATACTAAGTAAGATTAATGAGGCGGCAGGTAAAGAATTCAAATATGGAAGTTCTTCTTCTTCAGAAGAAACACCGGTAGGAGAAACAGACAATGAACAATGAAGAGGGGAAAAAACCCCAAAAAGGTTTAGGGGATCTAGTTTCAAAGGCAATCAATACGGTGACCTTTGGTAAAATTAAAGAATGCGAGCCTTGTAAAAAAAGGAAAGAAGCATTAAACAAAATTAGAATTGGTAAGCGTTCGTCAAAATGAATATAATGCCAGAAATTGACTATATTGAAAATCCTAAGGATAAAGGGCAGCATGCTATATGGATAAAGTCAGGAAAGTACAAAGGAATAATTTACACATATGGCATAGTTAGTTTTGAAGAAAAAGAAGACGAAGAAGGGTTGCAAATTTCTTTCAGCTATGATATAATAGAAAATCAACATAAGACAGATGTGTTAGAAGACAAAGAATTCCATGATACAATAGGGGATTTGTTAACGAAACTTCTCCAATATAATGCGAGTAAATCAAAAGATGCAGGACAGCTTAGAGAAAACGATAATTTCGAATCTGGTAACGAACAATGATTTTTCAAGGAAGGTCATACCCTTTATTAAAGAAGATTATTTTTCAGATAGAGTAGAAAGAAAAGTTTTTGAAATAGTGAAAAACTTTATTGAAAAATATCATAAACCACCCACAAAAGATGCGGTTATTATTGGTTTAGAAGAAGAGTCTTCTTTAACCGAATCAGATTATAAAGAAGCAAAATCGATTACTAGAGAGTGCTTCGATAAGAGGGAGGCCCCAGATTTTACTTGGTTGATGGGTGTCACCGAAAAATTCTGCAAAGATAGGGCGATTTATAATGCCGTTCTGGAATCAATTCAAATCATCGACGGTAAAACTGATGAAAGTAAGAACCACCTTCCAAAATTGCTACAAGATGCCCTGAGTGTTTCGTTTGATTCACATATTGGGCATGACTATATTGAAGATGGTGATGAAAGATATGAATTCTATCATAGAACAGAAGAAAAAACACCTTTTGATATAACCTTTTTAAATCAAATCACAAATGGTGGTGTTGGTCCTAAAACGCTTAATGTCATTATGGCAGGGACTGGTGTTGGTAAGTCGCTTTTCATGTGCCATCACACTGCCTGCTGTTTATCACAAAGTAAAAATGTTTTGTATATAACATGTGAAATGGCAGAAGAAAAAATTGCAGAAAGAATTGATGCAAACATTATGGATATCACTATGGGGGATCTGCATGATTTACCAAAAGCATTATATCAAAAGAAGTTGAAAAAGGCCATATCTGGAATCAGTGGAAAGTTAATAATTAAGGAATACCCGACTGCTACCGCAAATGCAAACCATTTTCGTGCCTTGCTAGAAGAGTTGCACTTGAAAAAAGGTTTTAAACCGGATATCATATTCATTGACTATTTAAATATTTGTTCTGCTGCTAGATATAATAAAAATGGTGCGAACGTAAATTCTTACATGTATATCAAGGCAATTGCAGAAGAACTTAGAGGACTGGCAGTTGAACAAGGAGTCCCAATTTTCACCGCTACCCAAACAAATAGAACTGGGTTTGTTAGTACCGATGTTGGTCTTGAAGACACATCTGAATCATTTGGTCTTCCAGCCACGGCTGATTTTATGATTGCTATGATAGCAACTGATGAACTAGATAGTTTAAACCAAGTTCTTGTAAAACAACTAAAAAATAGATATAATGATCCTGCAAAAAACCGAAAATTTATTGTTGGGATCAACAGAGGAAAAATGAAACTTTATGATGTGGGATCTAGTGAGCAAGAAAATTTAATTTGTTCTGGACAAGAAGAGGAACATGCTAGTATAGAGGGAAAATATAATTCCCAGAAATTCACTAATTGGAAAATTTAAGGAGAGATACAATATGAATCCTGATAATCTAAACGAGCGGTTTGTAGACTTAAACGAAGAAGAATGCAATGAAAATTCCAAGGAAAACAAAAAAGAAGATGAACTTATGGAGTGGAGAGAATGGGCACTATCATACGAAGATGAAAACGGTGATGTGGTCGACTGAATTTAGTTTTTGTTATGAGTATAATTTTAGATAAAAAGTTCATAAATCTAGCATCTGGTATGCTACGGAATTTCAAATGGCAAAAGGATTCCCTAGCAAATTGCTCTTGTCCTATTTGTGGAGATAGCAAAAAGGATAAAAAGAAAGCAAGAGGCTATTTTTACGAAAAACATTCCAGATTCTTTTATAAGTGCCACAATTGTGGTCATTGGTCGAACCTATATAAATTTTTAACTGCAGTCAATCCGCAACTTGCAAAAGAATATTCGCTAGAAAGCATAAGAAACAATATTGCTTCTATACAATCACCAAAAAAAGAAGAAGTACTCATAAAAAAGAAAAATCCACCTAGAGATAAGCACAACATATTGAATGATCTTACGTGTTTAGTCGATCTTAAAAAAAACCACCCAGCCGTTGAATTTGCTAATATAAGAATCATTCCAAAACAACACTGGGGGATTCTTTATTATACTGACAATTTTGGTGCACTGATGAAAAAAATGGATCCTGAATCGCCTGGCGTTGGGGCAGAACCCAGACTGGTTATTCCGTTTTTTAATAGTCATGGGGATGTTGTTGCTGTTCAAGGACGAGCAATTAACATGACTAGCGAAGCAAACGCACGAAAAACCATAAAATATCTAACAGTTAAATCAGACAAAAGTATTGATAGACTTTGGTATGGACTCTGGAGATGTAACTTAAAAAAGAGGGTTTATGCTGTCGAAGGACCGCTTGATAGTTTATTTTTGAAAAATGCCGTAGCAATGGTGGGCGCAGGATCGGTTGGTCAAATACCTACTAGACTTGAAGGGGCAGCAGACCTTGTTTATATTCTAGACAATGAACCAAGAAATAAACAAATTGTACAGTATAACAAAAAACTTATTGAAATGGGTAAAACAGTTTGTATTTGGCCGTCTAAAATAGAAGAAAAAGACATAAACGATATGGCATACAAAATTTCAACCCGTGAAATTCAGAAGTTGATAGATGAAAACTCGTATTCTGGTCTTAAAGCAAAAGTCAAACTAATGGAATGGCGGAAAGTATGAGTAAAATTGTTAGCAGCCTATATCCAATTTCTTGGAAATATTTGACAGTGAAAGAAAATTGACTAAATACATTTGTCTGCTAGTCGGCAAAAGGAATTATGAAATATGTGTGAATACCTCCCTACTCCTTATCAGCAATTCATTCACTTATCTAGATATAGTAGATGGATTCCGGAATTTAATAGAAGGGAATCTTGGGAGGAAACGATCAACAGATATTTTGATTTCTTTACCAATCACCTTCAAGAAAAATGTGATTATAAAGCAGACAAAAAAACTGTTGAAGAGTTAAAGACAGCGGTTTTAAATTTAGAAATTATGCCTTCTATGCGAGCATTAATGACTGCCGGTGATGCATTAGAAAAAGATAATGTGGCAGGATACAACTGCGCCTATCTGGCGGTTAACCGGGTTAGAGCCTTTGATGAACTTCTTTATTTGTTAATGTGTGGGACTGGTGTTGGATTTAGTGTAGAACGGGACTGTGTTAATAGGCTTCCCACAATCGCAGAAGAATTTGATGATTCAGATACCACGATTGTGGTACAGGATTCCAGAATTGGTTGGTGCAAAGCATATAGAGAATTGATTTCTCTTCTCATAACTGGTCGCATTCCAAAATGGGATATGAGCAGAATTCGTCCATCTGGTTCACGTCTAAAAACATTCGGTGGTCGATCTTCTGGACCGGAATCAGTAGTTGATCTGTTTAAATTTACGATTAATGTTTTTAAAAATGCTGCTGGAAGAAAAATGACATCCATTGAATGCCATGATCTTTGCTGCAAAATAGCAGAGATCGTTGTTGTGGGTGGTGTCCGTCGCAGTGCATTAATTTCACTATCGTCTTTGACGGATGACCGAATGAGAACCGCTAAACATGGGCAATGGTGGGCGGTAGAACCACAGAGAGCACTTAGTAACAATTCTGCTTGTTATAAAGAAAAACCCGATACTGGGATTTTCATGAGCGAATGGCACTCTCTTTATAACAGTAAATCTGGAGAAAGAGGGATTTTCAACAGGGCAGCAGCACAAGCAACTGTAGAAAAACTTGGAAAAGACAGAAGGGATCCCAGCTATGAGTTTGGAACCAACCCATGTTCTGAGATCATACTCAGAGATCGCGAATTCTGTAATTTATCGGAAGTTGTTGCAAGAGAAGATGACACCATTAAGTCACTTCTTAGAAAGATCAGGCTTGCAACAATTCTTGGTACTTGGCAATCTACTTTAACT